AGTCGATAGCATCGGGTTGGGGGCCGGTGTGCTTGACCGTCTGCGCGAACTGGGTCTGCCAGCGCGTGGGATCAACGTGGCGGAAAGCCCCGCGCTGAAAGGAACTTACGCCAACCTACGCGCCGAGTTGTGGTTCAAATGCAAAGGCTGGCTGGCGAACCGCGATGTTAAGATACCGAAGGATGAGCAGTTGTTCGCCGAGTTGGCGTCACCGCGCTACACCTTTACCTCGTCGGGCAAGATGCAGGTGGAGAGTAAAGAAAGTATGAAGAAGCGCGGGCTTCCGTCACCAGACAAGGCAGATGCCCTGTGTCTGTGTCTGGCCACCGATCTGTCAACGATTATGCACGGATATTCGATGGCCAACAAGTCCGGTGCGCTGCGTCGAAATATAAAAGGTGTAGTTTGACATAAATAAAAGATGTGATATATTTGTCTTGCTCGGCAGGTTTTTCTCTCCCTCTTGCCTGCCGAGTGTCTTGAGTGCTAAGGGGTGTGCGAGGCTGTGCCGCCGGTAATAGCGACTGAATGATTTGCAACTCCCATCTCATTCGAAACGCCGCCACCCCGATTTTTTTGCTTTTCCACAAATTTTAGGCTATAGGCGTCCGTAGGGAGCGAACCCGTGGAAACAAAGACTTGTGTGACATGCGGCGGAGAGAAGCCCCTTAATGACTTTTACCCCCGAAGACGCTCCTGTAAGTCATGCGTGCGCGAACACCAACGCCGGTTCAGAAACGCCCAGCCAGACTATAACCGCGCTCACAATCTCCAAAAGCGATATGGTATAAGCGTCGATGAGTATAAAACTCTCCTCGCCAACCATAATTTTGCTTGCGCTATTTGTAAGGTAGAAATACCTGACGCATTAGGTTATAAGGGCGGAGGATCAGGTGTCGTAGACCATAACCACGAAACGGGTGATGTGCGCGGCATATTATGTTCAAAGTGTAATTTAGTTCTTGGCCACGCACGAGAGAGTACGGATATTCTTTATCAGGCTATTGTGTACTTGAGTGAGCGCGGCGCGTATACGCCAAAGAAATAGGTTTGATTGCATGGTTGCGAAGCGTTTTCAAAATCCGAAGGGCGGCCTCAATGCAGCGGGGCGTAGCCACTTCAAGAAGACCGAAGGGGCCAACTTGAAAGCGCCTGTTAAATCAGGGGATAATCCACGGAGGGCATCATTCTTAGCGCGTATGGGCAATATGCCGGGGCCGGAGCGTAATGCGAAAGGCGAACCAACCCGCCTACTCCTATCGCTGCAAGCGTGGGGTGCGTCATCTAAAGCAGACGCGAAGTCCAAAGCCAAAGCCATATCAACCCGAAACAAGGGGAAGTCAAAATGAAGATGGGTCTATACAGCAACATCGCGGCCAAGAAGGCCCGGATCAAAGCTGGTTCTGGCGAAAAGATGCGTAAGCCGGGGACGAAAGGCGCTCCTACTGCGGCCGCGTTTAAGGCTGCTGCGAAAACCGCAAAGGGTAAAAAGAAATGAAGAAACCTACTAAGGCCGACAAGAAGATTGCCAAGGTCATGGGTGAATATAAGCGTGGCACATTGCACGCTGGCGTGAACCCTAAAGGCCCCGCAAAGGCTCCCTTGGCTAAATCGCGTAAACAGGCTATAGCGATTGCTCTGTCTGAAGCTGGCAAGTCAAAAAAGAAGTAAGGCTAAAATATGGCATATCGCAATAATCGCAAGCCGACTAAGGATCAGATGGCTAAGAACAACCGTATGTATCAGGATACGGGTGTTCCCAACGCCAACTCTGAAAACGACGACAGCGAAGATATGTCTAAGGAAACCGAGATTGAACTTCCCGATGGCACGGAAGTTTCTATCGAAGAACCTGAAATGGAAGACGAGCAGGTAGAAGACCCTGTATCGGAAGAAGAACTTCAGAATATTATCACTGCCGAGATTGACGACGCGCAGGATTATATTGACGATGTGATCTCGCCGGAGCGTGCGCTTGCGGGCCAATACTATAAGGGCGAACCTTTCGGCAACGAAGAGGAAGGCCGGTCGCAGGCTATATCTATGGATGTACGGGATACTGTACAGGCCATGATGCCGTCGATCATGAAAGTATTTTTCGCGGCGAACAACGTCGTCGAGTTCGCGCCGAACGGCCCAGAAGATGTTGACAGTGCGCAGCAAGCGACGGATTACGTCAACTACTGCCTGACACGCGATAACAACCTATTCAATGAATGCTACTCCACATTCAAGGACGCCTTGATCCGTAAGAACGGTATCATGAAAGTCTGGTGGAATACCGAGAAGGATGTCACGACCCACTACTTCACGGGTCTGGACGAAGCCACCTTCTCGGTTCTTCAGGCCGATGAGAATATCGAAGTTAAGGACGTAGAAATTCGCATGAGCGAAACTATGACCATGACGCCGATGGGCGAAATGATGCAGCAGACGCCACCCACTTATGACTGCACTGTCGTCCGCACCACGGAGAAGGGCCGCCTGTGCGTCCAGTCCGTACCGCCCGAAGAGTTTCTGATTGACCGCCGTGCGCGTTCTATTGAGACAGCCGAGTTCGTAGCCCACCGCCGCTACGTTACTGTATCCGATCTCGTGAAGATGGGCTACGAGTGGGACGAGGTTCAAGACCTTGGCTTCGAAACGCTTGACGACTTTGAAGGCAACCAAGAAGCCTTTGATCGTAACCCGCAAGCGTTTGTTCAAATCACCGGCCGCACAGATACGACATCCCGCAAAGTCCTCTACATCGAGGGCTATGTGTATGTTGACATGGACGGCGACGGGATCGCGGAACTTTGCCGCGTCTGCGTTGCTGGCACGGCCAACAAGATACTGCACTACGAACCCTGCGACTTTATTCCGTTCGTAGACTTCTGCCCTGATCCAGAGCCGCACACATTCTTCGGTATGTCGATTGCCGACGTGACGATGGACATTCAGCTTATCAAGTCGAATATCCTGCGTAACACGCTGGACAGTTTGGCCCAGTCAATCCACCCACGCACGGGTGTTGTTGAAGGCCAAGTCAATCTAGAAGACGTGATGAACACCGAAGTCGGTGGCATCATTCGTATGCGTGCACCGGGAATGGTGCAGCCGTTCACGATGCCGTTCGTTGGGCAGCAAGCCTTCCCGATGTTGCAATACATGGATGAACTGCGCGAGAACCGCACAGGTATTTCCAAGGCCGCGTCTGGCCTCGATGCGAATGCGCTTCAGTCTTCGACCCGCGCTGCTGTTGCGGCCACGATTACTGCTGCGGCGCAACATATCGAACTGATCTGCCGTATCTTCGCCGAGACGGGCATGAAGGGTCTGTTCCGCAAGTCGTTGCAGCTTATCATCAAAAACCAAGATGCTCCGCGCATGGTGCGTCTGCGCAATACGTTCGTGCCGATTGACCCACGGGTATGGGACGCGAATATGGATGTAGTCGTCAACGTCGCTATCGGGACTGGTAGCAACGAAGAGAAGATGGCGTTCTTAGGCCAAGTCGCCGCCAAGCAAGAGATGCTGATGCAGATGGGCGCTCCATTGGCGGACATGCAAGGTTACTATAATACGCTGGCTCAGATGATGGCGCTGGCTGGCTTTAAAGACCCGACCGTGTTCTTCAAAGACCCGGCCATGATGCCTCCTCCTCCGCCGCCTGCACCACCGCAGCCGACACCGGAAGAGATGCTGTCTCAGGTTCAGATGGAAGCAATCCGCGCTGACATCCAGAAGAAGGCGGCTGAACTTGAGTTGCAGCGCGAAGAGATGCTGCGCAAGGACGACCGTGAGCGCGACAAACTCGACGCCGATCTGATGATTAAGGCTGCTGAGATTGAAGCCAAGTATGGCACGCAGGTTAACACGGCCAACATCGAAGCGTTGATGCAGCGCGACCGTGAGTTCCTACGCCAGCAAGGCGAGATGGATCGTGCGGCGGTGCAAGCTGCACAAGCCGCGCAGAATGCACAGATGGCGCAAGCGGTTCAGCAAGCGCAGATGCAACCTGAAATGCCACCAGAAGGAATGATGTAATGCCAGCAG